CCCAATATTTTGTTTTAATCTTTTTTGGGTCCGCTCCAGCACATATCATCTGGACATCTTGGTTCCATTTCTCTCTAGCTTGATTTCTTTGAACTAATCCATAGAAAGCATATAGACTATTCATTCTATCAATACCAAAGGTATCTGCAATTTCCAGTAGTTCAACCAATGTTTGGTCTTCACCCTTTTTTGCTTGTTGTTTTCTTTTTGCCGCATCACGAGCCTCTCTCTTAAGTCTAAACTTACGAGCAATTGCAGATTCATTCTCGGGCGGTGCCTCTTTAATTTCTTTTCTATTTTGTATACGCAAAATATCTTGAAAATCTCCAAAATTTTGGTCTGTTATTAAACGCTTTTCTTGGGGTGGGCCAACAAGCACAGCATTAATTTTCGGAAGGATTAGTATATCTTCCTTTATAAAAGTAGAAAACGCAGCTTGAAGTTCTAACAAAAACATATCATCGTGTGCCGCACTTTGAACTAAATAAGTTAAGGGATATATGTCCTCAATTTTTGGTTCTTGTCCTGTTTTTTCTTTCATAATTTTTGCAATATCTGTCTCAGTTAATAATAATAATCCTAATCGAGAATTATATATATTTGTTCCCATTTTTACAATATTATACATAGGTAATGGATAAATATATCCTACCTTTGGTAATAAACTTGGTAAACAATAATAAGCTTGCTCTTTAATTACTTCGATTTGATTAGGAGAAAGCATTAATCATAAACCTCATTACATAGGAGCCCATTTCTTCAGTAAGAGCAGAAAGGTCAAAACCTAAATATTTAATCTCTCCTAATCCATTAAGACGTTTATCTTGGAGAGTTTTTCTAATTTCAGACATTATTGCAAAAGGACGTAATGTATCTCCAGTGATTAACCATTCTTTAAAAGGACAATAAACATTTATTAAAAAAGATAAATTTTCATTATCTGAATTATTATAATTTACTGAACCCTCATCAAAAAGTAAAACAATTTTACTTTCTGTAGTCTGGTCCTCTGATGTTACCAGTGGAATAACTCTAATATTTTTATGTAAAAGAGACATACCATCTATTAAATTTGGGTGAGTTTGTTTATTTAATGGATCTAAATCTGTGTTAACTAATAAATTACATAAATCTTGATTATTAATTAACTTTTTTGCTAATTTAATCAAATTAGTCCCAATTTCTTGTCCGTATTTTACTTCTGACATATTTCTCACCCCTATCTATTATTCAAGAAGAAATTATCTTCATCACTAACTTTAATCGCCGCAGAGCTTCGTGGTTCAACTTCTGTTACAAGTCTTTCGCTTATTGATACATAAGCAACATTTTTAATGCTTATATCATCTTTACCGCTAATTTCAAATCCTTTATTTTGATATTCAAAATAAACATCTTTATTTAAAAAATCAAAATTTGATGTAATCATTTTCATTTCACGTTGCGGCTCTCTATATTCAGGTTCTGAGTAAAGGAAATAATCTTTTACTAAAGTAGCAGTTGCATTTACAAATTTTACAGGTACTTCATATAAAGTATCTCCATATTCATTTGTAATATTAATACAACTATCTAAACAAATTATCTTATAGTTCTGATAGCCTTTTGTAATATTTTCTTCACAGAATATTACAAGCCAAATTTTATCATATTCTATATCCTTTATTTTTTGAAAAATTCTAAGTATATCGCCAGTTTTTAAGGGCGCGGCCATAGTAGAAATTAATAAATTAGAGATAAGTTGTGTTTCATTCCATTTATTAGGTTGTAAAGAACAAATAATATCACTCTCTTTATCATTAATTTGATAAATATTAGCTTGATATTGTGACTTCTTTAAAAATAATTGATTAAACTCTTTTTCTTTTCGAGTTTTTATTCTTTCCTGTTGAGTATTACCATCTCGATTTAATCTTTTTAAATAAACATCTTTAAAATAACTCATGAAATATCAATCCTATCAAAAAGATTCATACAATCAAAAATTGTTTTTCTATAATATTTAAAAGATAAATATCTGCAGGCGGCAAGTTTATTAAATAAACTATAATACTCAATAGTCTTTTGTTCATCTTTATATCCTAATAATTCTACTAGTATACTATCTAAAAATTTTTCCCATTCACCATCTTTTTCTCTTTCTCTGAGTAAGCCGTAAAGCTTTTTCTTCATTTTGTCTCTATAAGCTTCACAATGTATTTCTTTAATATCTACTTCTACCACGTCGGCCACCTCCAGAGAGTTTACGATACTTAAAGGGTTTATTTTTTATAGACCGATAGTAAATACTCTGTATTTCTTTTGCCTCCATGATAACTTGTTGACGAAGTGAAATGAAAGTTTTTAATAAATTTGCCTGAGAAAAATCGCTCTCCTCATATTGAGTTTTTATATTTTCCCAAGAATCAATAGTTCTTTTTAACCATTCTTGTTTCATATAAACTGCAAGAACTTGTACCTCATCTTGACACATTTTTTCATCAATAAAGAATTGAGTATCTTTATCAATTTCTAAACTGCATCTTGGAAATTTAAAATATGGCTTTGCAGAATCTAAAATACTTTTCCAGTCTTGTAAGAACCATTCCATATCTTCTTCAGACCTACATTGTGCCCAGTCATCTTCATTTACTTTTGAAAGAAATGCATCATATACATCCATCAAAGCAACCATACTGCATCACCTTATCTATTTGTATTTTTTTCTTCAGCTCTTTCAATATCTTGTGCTCTTGTAATAGCTTTAAGAATATCTGAACCTGTTAATTGGCGAAGATAATCTGCTTTTTGCATATCAACTAATCTATGTAAAATTGCATAATTTACAATTTCTTTAAGTTGTGTTTCTCCCACACCTTCAAGTTCCTTCTTGAAAGCTACAAAAGGAGTATTAGTTAAAAGATTTTCGATTTGAGCGTTTGTAAATACTTTAATATTTTCTGGCTCAACTGCATCATATGGTTCAAGACCTAAATCAATTTTATCTTGCATATTTTCAATATAAAGAATTCCTCTTTCAATCATATTTCTAAAGCCAGTAGTCCAAAGTAATTGCTCTACAGTATCAAATGGAAGTGGGATTTCTTGTCCTTTTTTACTCCATTTTCTGTTTACACCATATTCTGGGCGAACTACGCCTACTCTCTTGTTTACCATATTCTTAATTTTTACCATTCTTACGTTTGACATAAATAAATTCCTCCTTTTAACTCAAAATGGTGAGTGAGCCATTACTCACTCACCATTTCCATGATTATATATTTAATTTATTATTAAACAGTTTGTGATGGATACTTAGTATTAGTTGTGCTAAGTTCTGTGTTCTCATAAATACACCAGTTATGATTTGTGAGAATTGCTACACCAACCTTTCTATAAGCTTCAATTTCAAAGCTTCTGTCTCTATTCTTAAACTCATCTACTCTTGTCTGGCCTTCAAATACAATCTTAACAATTTTTTCACCATTTGCAGGGAAGATATAAGCGAAACCAGGGTTAATTTGAGTAACTTCATTTGTTTCATCTGTATAAGATTGTGGGATTTGAACAATTGGGTTACCACGGAATGATTGAATATAACCTGTTGTAGCAATTGAATTAATATCGTTAGGATTATAAACTGGAGTTGCATAACCATAGCCCTTACCAGCTTCTGTTGCACTTGGACCATAAATTGGGAGACCAATAGCGTCTGGACCCATAGCTGCTACGAATTCTGGTGGAGCAAAGATTGCTGCAGTACCGCCGCCATATGTTTTAGCTACAGCACAAAGTTGAGCCATTTCATCAGCGTCAAAACCAGCACCAACATAAATATTCTTTTCTGGTCGGTCATCAGCATTTGCTGCTGCAATAAGAGCCTTTTGGATTTCACCCATAATAGCTTGTTCCATAGCTTCAAGAAGAATTTCTGTTGATTCAGCAATATCTTCGTCGCCGCAAATATATCTTTCGTAGTCAATATAAGCAGCTCCACCGATAGCTCTTCCGCCGAGTTCGAATGTATCGCTGTCAAGTCTAAATGCTTCATAAGCACCTGAGAGACCTACTTGAGTAACGAATTGCTTAGCTCTTTCACGTCCTCTCTTAACTCTGAACACTACCTTCTTATTATCTTCTGTTGTTCTAATATCTGCAAAAGCACCCATGAAATTTTCTACATATTGGGGAAGAATTTCATCATAAGCTTCTTGCATAATCTCGAAAAGTAAATTTTTATTATTACGATATGAATTATAATCATTAGCAATTGCGTGAATTTCGTTTCTAAGAGAAGTCTTTACATCACTAGCTGAATAATTCGTTGGGTCTGGTGAAGTACCTCTGTAAGAACAAATAAATAATTCTTTAATTGCCTTTTTATCTACTGTTGCTGACATTCTTATCTACCTCCTTTTTTATTAAACTGGCTTGTTAATAAATTCAAACATAAATGCTAATGTACCATCTGCATTAGTATAAGCCTTTACTACTTGTGCATATACATTACCAAGAGCATCTGTTGGAGCAGCACCAATAACAAGCTTACCATTTGAACCTTCTGTTACTACAGCATAAACAACTTCTCCATTAGCCAAATCTTCTTTTACAGCATTATAAAAATCCTTAGAGTCTGTTTCTGTATAAACTGTATCGTCCCAAGCTACTGCATTTGTTGTAATTCTCTCGCCTGGTTCTGTGAAACCAATTCTTGGGAGAAATTCTCCTGTAATCATACAAAAGTTTCTGCGACCTGGTGTGAACTGATTATAAATCATTTCTGTTGAATAATTAATACCCATTACAAGGCCCTTATCACTAAGTTCCTTTGTAGGTACTGTAGCAAGCTTTTTAACCTTATCTACCATTAAGAAAGCACCATTTTCACCATAGATCTTGCCGTCTGCTACTTCTTGTGCTGTCATAGGGAAGTTACCAGCAAACTTTTCTGGGTCAAGTTCACATTGAGCTTCAATTCTACCATCTCTTGTAAATGAAACTTGGTTTGGCTCAATTTGACCATAACCTCTACAATCAAAAAACTTAATTGCCATTATTTATTACCTCCATTTCTATATTTATTTAAGATTTTAATAGCACCTGATTCAATTACGCCATCAGGATTGCCGCCTTTAAAGAGTAAAGTATTTTCTTGCTGTGAGAAAATAGTTGGGTTAGAATCATAAGCAGCAGTACATACTTCTTTCTTAAAATCTAATACTGTATAATTGCCCATGTTCTCCTTGAAAGTAGAAATCTGTTCGTCTGTTAAATGAGCAGAAAACTCGTCAATAATAGCATTTTTCTGTTCTATTTCAACATTAGCCTTAAAGGCTTCAAGATTTTCTTTTTCAATAGTAATGTCATTTTTTTCATTTTCTAATCTAACTTTTTCCGCAGAAATCTCTGTAATTTGGTTTTCATACTCACCGATTTTTTCATTTTTTTCTGAAATAGTTTTTTCAAAATTTTCTTTTTCTGCTTCCAATTCAGAAATCTTACTTTCAAAATCAGTTTTTTCTGTTTCTAAAGTTGCCTTTTCTGAAGTTAAAGTTTCAACAGAAGCCTTCATCTCAGCATAGTTATTATTAACTTCTTCGTATGTACCAATTGCTTTCATAGCCTCTAAAGCTTGATATTCTGAAGCTGTTACATCTGCAATCTTTACATCAACAGTATCACCAAGAACTACATTATCACCATCTTTAGTGTAATAAACTCTATGATAGCCTGTTTTATTAACATAAAGAGCATAATCTTCATAAACATCTGTAATGAAACCATTAAGTTCCCAATTACCTTCTTCGTTGAAGTTAGGGTTAATAAGATCAAATAAAATATCTGCCTTTTCATTATCAGAAATTCTAAATAATGTCTTGTCCATCTTTTCACCTTCTTTATTATTATTATTGTTATTAGTTTGTTTAATATAACTTAAACAATCTTTTAATTCTTTATATAAACTAAAGAATGCCGCGCCCTCAAAACAAGGTTCTACATCATCACCTAAGGTTTGTAATCCCACAAGACTTCCACTAATAAAATGGAAATATGGTCGATTATCATCTGGGTGGATTCTCCATTCACCAGTAAAAGTTTTTTTGTAGATTTCCATAGATTGCGGCTTATCAGGTATTAATTTTGCTTCTGGATAAAGCCCTGTAAAAAGAATAACATCTGCTGTTGCATATTCTCTTTCTACACCATCTTTATCTAAATGTTTTTCCCAAGCAAAGTTATGACTTTCTGGTATAATTCCATAAATACGTCCATCTGTATTGTCTTCGCCATGATCTTCAAAATCAACACTATCAGAATCAAAAATACCTTTAATTGGCGCGTAAGCCAACGAATTGATGAGTTGCTGAGCAAAATCATCTGATATATATGTGCGGTTTCTATTAAGTCCTTTATAAAAAATTCGTACTCTACACTTAGATAATGTATCACTAACTTGTTCCATTTGCCCATATAAAGAAACATCAAAATTTAGACACACATTTTCATACTGTTCCATACTTATTACTCACCTCCCGTATCCTTTTCTTTTTGTTCCTCTTCCTCTGATTTTTCTTCTGTGCTTGAATCTTCTTTCTTTACCGTTTCCTCTTTTTCATTTGCTGCTTTTGAGGCCGCGGCGGTAATAGCATTAGTCTTTCCAGATTGAGTATATGCTGACTGTAAAGGTTTTAAGAGTTCATCAAAATCTAATAATTCGTTTTCTAAATTCTTTAAATCCTCTAAAGTAACTTGATCAAGTCCGGTTGATAAAATCGGAGTTAAGAAACTATATCCAAATGCTGCTAAATCTTTTGCTCTACTAGTATAATCAGCGCAATTATAGTAGCTAATTGGTAAAATTAAAAGTTTAAATTTAATTTTCTTGGTAGAAAATTTATAGTTTAATAATACAGTAAAAAAGTGAGCAAACTTTTGACCAAGCATCATCATCATAGCAAGATCATTGTTTAATGAGAATTGAAGTCCAGAGTCAGTAGTTGCACTAAATAACTCTTTTGATATACCCGCAGACTCATAAATTAAGTCTTGAACAGTATCTATTTCAGTTTTTTCACTATCATCACTACTTAAGTCTAAAAGTGTAACTTTATTATAAGTAGTAATTACATCAACATCAGGATTGTCTCGAAGCATTTCAATTACGCCCTCGTGCATTTCTTCTGCTTCATCTGGCTCAAATACCAAATTCATACCATCTGTTTCAACTTGTTGAACGAGAATACGTTTTAAAGCTTGTTTATTTCTTAATTTATCAATTTCCTTGTAATCATCAAGGTCATCTAATAAGGGAATTAAATCCAAGAAAAAAGGTTTTTCTTCAAAAAAAGAAAAATATATTCCCATTTCTGCAGGAATAAAAATCCAGCAATCTTTTTTCTTATGTTTATAATTATGATACCCTTTTTGAATTACCTTTGGATAAGTACTTAAAATTTCTTTTCTTAGATTTTCGTCACGAATTGTATCAAAAAATTTCATATTGAATTCAACGATATCAATATCTTGTTGATTTTTAAAACGACTACGACAAAATTCAAAAGGTAAGTCTTGTATTGCAACATAATCGCCAGTGTCATGAATTAATCCATAATAAGCTCCTTTAATTAAAGCTTTCGCGGCAAATAGTGTGCATTTTCTTTCAATTTGAAAGGATGAACAAAAATCTGCTGCATTATAATATGCTTGTGCATTTTTCTTTTCTGTAATTTTATCTTTTTTATTTTTTAAATGTGGAGATAAAACCCAAGAGTAGGTTAAAAAACTTGCATAGTGAAGAATAATTCTCTTATAAAGACCACTTATAATAAAGAAGTGTTCTGAAAGTTCGGCTCTTTCAATCGCATCGCCGTGTTCAACAATTCTACGAATATCTTCGGGACTATATCTGCAACATCTTTCTCTTATTGTTTTTGCATCAGAGCGAACGTATGCACTCTTTGATGTTGCAATCATATCTTTTATAGCTTTTTTAAACACATCTACTCTTTGAGATTGTAATTCTTGCATTGAATCCACTTAATTTTCACCTCCCTTTTTTAAAGAATGTTAATTTTCTCTTTCCTCCACCAAGACCTCGATTTCTACGTCGAGTTAATTGAGCATTTTCCATTTCTACCATTCTATAGATACCCATTTCTAATGCAGAAAATTTATCTTTTAACATTCTTTTGTTAATTTGTTCTACTGCAATTTGATTATTAACACCAGTAGGCTTAATTTTTAAGTTCATAATCTCATTAATTAAAATAGACGTTAACTCATGAGGCATCAAACGTGCAATTCTTGCTTCTGGGCGCATTTTTTGACCAGCTTTAGTGGACATTAATTTAGTCTTTGCATCTTGTTCTGAAATTAAAAATTTTACTGCCCCGGAATAT